ACGAATCCATTTTGTATCTTTGCGCACAAACAATCGCGCAGGCTGGAAGTCACTACGGATAAAGAACTCACCTTGGTTTGGTGATACTGGAAAGTCAGTACCAGTTTGGACTATATCAAAGCTGCCGCCTGGATTGTATGTAAAGCCATTCATATCGATATAATTGTGCAAGTGATCAATAAGTTGGTTGCCGCCGCCGAGTGGATCATTAATATGTGCTGATTCGACAACTGCATCTCGTATGTCGATCTCTTTAGAGAATGTGCTAAACAAGTTTTTCATGCTGTCGTCTAATTCTGCGTTGCCTAGGATGTCATCAAACTCTTGACTGTCTGTAATAGGTCCAAGCTTGGCACGCCAAATGTGTGGCCACCATGTTGGACTAAATCCTTCGCCGCCTTTGTTACCGTCTTGCACAACGTAGAACCTTGGGATAGGTGGAGTGTCTGCATCAAGTGCAGCGTCTTCAATTAAGTGTGGCAATTCAATCACATCGCCGTTCATCAGTTTGCGTCCAAGCACGTTGATCATTTCGTTAATGTGAAACGTCATATACAATACGTCGTTCGTTAAAAACAAGCCAAACTGTGTCAGGTCAAAATCGTTGTCGCTTACATTGTACACACCGCGCAGTTCATACAAGTCTTTTTCATACTTGCGATCTCTGTTTTCAAGTAGCAGTAAGTCTTGAATAGAAGTCTCGTTTATAAGTCCTTCGTTTCCATAGTTGGGTTGTGTCGGATCATCTAAGTTGGGACCATCTTCAGGACCTAAGTATTTGTGTACAATTGCACCAGTACCGCCTACAAAAAACTGTTCACGGATTACTCGGTCGTGAAATTTGTAGTCGTTTGATTTTGTTCTGTCTGGTCTCCACATTGAAATTCTAGGCATGCTTCATTCCTTTAATGTATTTATCCACTGAATGATAAATATAAGAGCAGTCAGGAGTAACGCATGTCTACTAGAAACAAAATTATTAGAGAGATTGAACTACGTCTCGGTGGCCAGATGGTCGACGTGGAACTCGATCCTGAACACTATGAATTAGCAATTGATAAAGCATTAGAAAAATTCAGACAGCGCAGTGAGAATGCAGTCGAAGAAACATTTATTGATATTGAACTAAAGATTGATGAAAACACATATCGACTACCGGACAATATTATTGACGTAAAAGACATCTACCAGAGAGCAACAGGTGGCGTGTTTAACAATGGTGTAGAGTTCGAACCGTTTGGCGCACAATATATCAATACCACATTGGGTGGCGCAGCAGGCGGCACTGGTGGTAATCTAGCTACATATGATTTCCTTTCACAGCAACTAGAGTTACTCGGACTGCTATTCGGATATGAATTCCAATTTACTTGGAACCGTACAAAGCACATGCTGATGATCCACCGTCGTCCTCGTGCTGAGTACACTGTTTATCTGCATTGTTATGCTTACAGAGAAGAAGAAGATTTGTTTGCAGATCACTATGCCTTTCCTTGGCTCAAGGACTATGCACTTGCACAAAGCAAATTGATGCTAGGTGAAGCACGTGGCAAATACGCTACTGTGGCTGGTCCTCAAGGTGGTACTACACTGAACGGCGAACAGCTTAAAGCAGACGCATTGGCTGAACTTGCACAGCTTGATGAAGATATCAAAATGTACAGAGAAGGCAGCACAGGTCTAGGGATTATCATTGGATGATTACTTGCTTGTCTGGATTAGAGTTGATGTTGTTTTTACAAATGATCGCAGTGGAACCGACCATGTTAGATAATAATACTGCACTTATGTTTCCGGGGTCTGATATTCCAGCCGTTCATGTTTGGCATCTAACAGATCAAGTAGCTATGGACGGTTATTATATTTGGTGTTATGACGAAAATACTTTAGATTCTGACTAGATTGGTGTTGACAGGCAAGCCGTCTTACTTTATATTATAAGAGTAAACACAGCAACGCACGGAGCACTTAATATGGACACTTATATGAACACTGCAATGGACGCACTGATTGAAGCAATCAAAGCAGACTACGCAAATTACAAAGTGCACATGACACGCGACAGCGACGAACTAAGCGAGTTTAGCAAAAAGATGATTGCAGAATTCAACGAGTCAATTTCATACACAGTTGGCAAGAAGTATATCAAAGTTGTTAAGAACGGCAGCGTGTGGGGCTTTATTGTTAATGCTGACAACGATGCTAAGTTTTGCCGAGGCACTGTTCTTAAAGCAGCAGGCTGGGCAGCACCGGCGCGTAACTTTGGACGCGGCAACGTTATTACTGGTAACTTTAACGCTAACTGGACTGGTGCATAATATGACATATACAATTTACCACATTATGCCAAAGCATTGCCCAATAACGGATGCAATTATTGGAACAGACACGAGTCCGGCAATGACAGGCTTTCCGATTGACATGTTGGATGCAGCAGAAGAAAAATGCGCAGAATTTAACCAAGCCCATGCTGATGCTGATTTTCACTTTGTTGTTGCTGGACATGGATATCCATACACCAAACGTGTTCAACCTGTTGTAACACATGACACCGAACAAGAGATTCCTTGGTAACCAACCGGTTGACAACACTCTGAGTTGAGTGTATCTTGTAATAGTAACAAAAAGGAATACACCATGCGCAATGAAGATGAAAAAACCATTAATAGCCGTCCTGCAACGGCTTTTGCAGCAGGCGCAGCAATGGATGCAGACGCCCGTAATAAAGCGGCGTACGATCAATTTCAAGAAGTATATGACGACCCGGACTTTGCTACCCGTGTTGAAACTGTGCAAAAGATTGTAGATGATTTCTTTCGCGTAAAAGACATGTACACAAACTACCGAGCAAACCGCGGCAAGCCGATGGTTGTTGTCAAAGTAACAAATCAAATTTTCCCTAACGTGTCGAGCAAAATCAAGCAAGAGACATACCGCGGTCCACTTGAAAACCTGGGTGTTGAGATTGTGTTTTCAAAAGGCACTAACAGTTACCTTTACCGTATCCGTCCTTAGGAGACAATATAATGAATGAATTCGATATACACCAAGTGCCAGTAGGTGGCGATCAATGTAAAAGAATGACCGTTTGGACCCCGCGGCCATCGCAGAAACTGAAAATTCTATCCTCTGTCGAACGGTACTTCGATGATAATGAAGTCACGGCATGGCGGAAAGACATGTGGAACAACCTAGCAGGTGCCGAAGGATTGCAGGATGCTGAATTAATTCATTGGTAGCTCTCTTTTTGGTTGCATACCATGACGTCTTGCTGTACATTATAAGAGTAAGCAAAGGAGATGCACATGTTTAACGTTTTCCAAATTGAACTTAACGACGCAATGTACAACGAAGTTAACAGCCACCCTGATAGCTGGAATGGCGTTAAGTGGGGCAAGACCTACTGCGATTTGACATTTGGTAGCTGGCACAGTGAAGAAGAACTGGTTGTGTTGGTACGCCGCGCAATGTTGTTTGGGCTTGTAAAGCACACAATGACAGTAGATTGCGAAGAGCTCGAGCAAGTGTATGCACTTGGTAACGGAATGGGCGACCAAGCGCGTGTTACAAACCACATGCGCCACAAGAGCGTTAGCGTTGGCGACATTGTGTTGCGCACAGATTTACGTGGCGGCGCAGTTGTAGCGCGTATGGGCTTTACTTTAATTGGTGAACAGTTTACACGAGAAATTGAATCAGTTGTTTCCGACACATATTATGGTGAGGAAGTATAATGCAGTCGATTATTAAAGACCCGACAGATGCACTCAACTACATTTACGGTGGCAAGGGTAAATTCACAATTGTAAGCAAGAAAACAGACACGCGATTTACATACCGCGTGTCGCGTGGAAAGAAGCGCGAAAACTCATTGCTTGAGCCGTTGATGTTTGTGTCCGTTTTGAACGGTCCGGACAACCAAAGCAACTACAAGTACATTGGTTACATTGATCAAGAGCATATTGGGTTGCAAGCAGGCCGCAAAGGGCAGCCAACTCTAGACAGCTACATTGCATTGAATTGGGTGATTAACCAAGTTGCAGTGCAGGAGATGCCACCACAGTTGGAAGTATGGCACAGCGGCAAGTGCGGCGCATGTGGACGTGAACTCACAGTTCCAGAATCAATTGCAACTGGACTTGGTCCAGTTTGCGCAAAGAGAGTTTATGATGCCTACTGATAACGTTGAACTTGAAAAGGTCCGGTCTGAATGTATTGACATCATAAACGAACTTGAACAATGGAACGTTAGGCCTTTTCGCAAAAACCGTATTGCTCTTTCAAAATCGATTTGCTATAGTCGCAACATAGAGCATTTGCTAACTATTCATTCAAGCATGAATGAACTGCTTGGTAAAATGATGATTGAAAAACTGTCGCAGGATTTGGATGATTAAAATGGCAAAGAAGATTCGCACACCGCAAATGCCCAAGCAACGCAACTATGCGGCTTCGCTTGTGCTGGATCCAAACGGCCCATTCCGTCCTAAGACAATCCCAAACAAGCGCGATGTTGTTATTCCGCGCAAGCGTAAGCACAAGGGCCGCGATGACACTATATCATAAAGATCCCCGCAGAAACCAATTCATAACTGCACTACAACAATTCAAAAAAACAGCATACGAATCTGACAAAAAGAATGGATACGATCATCCTGCTGGTAACCCTGTTTATCAGGGCGTAACCTCTGCTTGGTTGCACATACTGTTTGATAAACTTGATCCAGACGACCCAACTGTTGACCGAGCGATACAATCTATATTGGACAACACTAAACAAATAATTGATGATGACTTTATACGGGATTTAAACAAGAACAATGACTGAATCAGATGTATTAGAGAAACGTGGCATTGCACTTAAAACACTTCAAGATTTTGTAGAGTGGCAAGGCATGACAGACCGACATGGACATACATCTCAAGGCAACCAGTTGCTGATAACAGGATTGACTGAACGAATCCTAACATGCGACGAAGAAGAACTTGATCGTATGACTGGTTGTATGCATGAGTTCAACAGCACCAGCATGGTAAAGAAGATGCAACATGATCTCTGATAGCAAAAAAGTGTTTGTACATGGATTTTCAAATCAATCCGGAAGGTGGCGACTTACTAGCTGCACAAAACATAGCAATGATCTGTATGAACTTGAATTTCGTAATGGTGAAAATGGAACATCGTGTTACCTTGACAACAACTTAACTTTTAAAACTGGTGCCGGTCAATGTATCACAGTTGAACAAGCGTATAATATAATTAATGCAGATGCAACATGATCTCTGACTTCTTTGGAAATCACCAACGTAAACGGCTCGAGTTTTTACGGCAGTATGGTATCAACAACCAACTAATTATCGAGTTGCTTAACCAAACTGATGATATCAAAATTGTACAACAATTAGGAGCCTTGTCAGCCGAGATGATGCTAGAAGAACAAAACTGGAAACGAATTTCAGTCCTTACAGAAATCGAAGAGGCGTTGTTCATCATTAAACTAAGTGCTTGATTTCATTACAGAATTATGCTACAATAGTGTACATTCTGGAGAAAGCATTGACACGAAATATAATTGGCATATGTGGTCTTATCGGCAGCGGTAAAGGCACAGTTGGCGACATCTTAGTAAACGAATACGGTTATACAAAAATCAGCTTTGCTGATAGACTTAAAGACAGCGCTGCAACAATGTTTGATTGGCCACGACACATGCTTGAAGGTGACACACCGGAGAGCAGAGCGTGGCGTGAACAAACAGACGAGTTTTGGTCAACAGAACTCGGACGTGAGATTACACCAAGGCTAGTGTTGCAGCTTCTTGGCACTGACTGCATGAGAAAAGGCTTTGACGACAACATTTGGTTGTTGATCATAAAGCGCACAATACTTGAAAATCCCGACATTGATTATGTAATACCTGATGTGAGGTTCTTTAATGAAGCTGACGTTATTCGTGACCTTGGCGGTGAAGTGTGGCAAGTGCAACGCGGCGAGCAACCCGAATGGGCTGATAAAGCAGTATCAGACAATGTATATGCTACGTCATGGATGCTTGACTATCCCGAGATCCACGAAAGCGAATGGCGCTGGATGAATCTCCACCATGAGTTTAACCGCACTGTATACAACAATGGCACAAAAGAAGCACTCGAAAACATAGTTAGATCCTATGTTGATGCAAGGACTGACTAATGAGAGCATACATTATTTCATATTTTGGACACACTGACGAGATGTCAACTAAGCGCAGAGATGTGCACAAGCGACAACTTGAATGGATGAAGGAAAAGGGATTCGACATCTATGTTGTCAATCAGGAATATCAAGATGATGATTACGACAGCGACGTAACTTATATTGGTACTAACGTCAAGTCATCTCCTGTCATCGCTCGCAACATTGCATTCCGTCATCTATATGCTAGTGATCAAGATTGGGCAGTATTTGCAGACAATGATGCAATTGCTGAAGTGTACAATGAGCTTGATATGTTTAGAGTCATCGACTCTAAAATAGCAGAACTGGTGACTGACAAGTACACTGTGATATCAGCACTCAATCCAAGGCGCTATCCGTTCAAGAATTACGACAAGACATACGCACGAGACTACATCAGTCTCGAAGGCATTAACGGATTCAAGGAAAGCTTTTTCATCATGCTCAACCTCAAAAAGCATTATGGAGTTGAGTTGGACATTGACGAAGAATACTTTGACAACGATGGACAAGTGTTGTCAGGTGAATCGTTTTGGATGTTTGCTGCATTGCTACGAGCAGGGCTCAAATCACCTGTTATGTGCGGCCAAATCATTATGAAAGAACTTGACACCAAATACTCAACTTGGAACCACGACAAAGACAGTGCAGCGTATGTAAGGTCTGTTGATAGAATTATTGACATCTATAACAAGTTTGGCATTGAGCATGAGGATTTGAGACTGCGAAAGTATGTTGCTATTGGATACACCATCGACAACAATGACCGTGTATCGTATCGCAAACTCAGCACATCAAAATCCAAAGCAGCAATGACACGTTCATCAGCACTCAAATTCAAAAAGAGCGCGTTCTTTAACTTGCCATATCCGATGACAACACAAGAACTAATCGAATACGCACATCAGCACGACGATGAAATGCTACAAAAGTTTCACGTAAAGAACGTTGGATTGCGCCTAAATTACAACGTAAATGATACTCTGGTACGCACTGCTACTCAGCAAATTCAATTTGCTATTTAGCATTAACTACATAGTTAATACCGTAACCATATAAGATAAGTAGTGGTCTGCTAAATACTGTTAAGCAAAAGACTTGACAGGAGATTATACATGGCTACATTAGTATCACCAGGCGTTGCCGTTACAGTAACGGACGAAAGCGCATATGCCAGCCCAGGCGCAGGCACTATTCCACTAATCGTTGTCGCTACTGCACAGGACAAAATAGACCCAACCGGCACTGAAACAGATGGTATTGCAAAATACACAAAATCAGTAAATTCCGGTTTAGTTGTTCCTGTAACTAGCCAACGAGAACTAACACAATTTTTCGGTGATCCGACATTTGCAAGCGCACAAGGTGCAGAAACAAGTGAATACGGATTGCTGGCAGCATACAGCTACTTAGGACAAGGTTCACAAGCGTATATCGTTCGTGCAGACGTTGACTTAGCAGAAATCGTAACAACAAACACTGCACCAACAGGCGCAGTAACACCAGGCTCAATTTGGCTTGATACAGACGGCAGCGCTTATGGCTTGCACGAATGGACAGGCACAGCTTGGGTTTCACAGAGTGTTACAGTTGAAGTTGACCTACTAGCAGCGGCAGGCGAAATTGCTGATCCGAGCACATACGCACCAACCGCAGCCGTAGTAAACGGTACATATTTGGTTGCTGTTCTTTATGACGGTGCATCACCGACTGGTGTAGCACTTGGTTACTTTAAAGGTGATGGCGGCGCATGGGTTGCACTTGACACAGCGGGTGCAGGTACACTTACACAAACAATCTCATATACTGCACATTATGCACAACCAGCAGCACCAGCAGCAGGTGATATTTGGATTAAAACAACACGTCCGGGTAATGGTTTGAATCTTGTTATTGCAAGAGCAGACACTGACGGCGTATTTGATCTTGTTGAAGTCGAATCAATTGAGAACGCACAAGGCAGTGGCATATATGTAGCACAAGATGGTAGTTCACTTACTGATATTACATCTTCATTGACAAATGCAGAAATTGCAATCAATGTTAACGCTGCCATTTCCGGTGGTTTAGAGCTTAACACAGTTGT